AAGCGTGCAGGTTGAAAAGGTGCAGCAATGGGCGATAGGTCTTGCCCCCGAGCAGGTCAACCACGTCGAGGGACAGGCTGATGGCAGCAATTTGCGACCAGTTCGTCCCTGACCATGTCAATCTTCGGTAATAATCGTTGATGGCATTGGTATTCAGCAGCAAGTCCCCGCCGCTGAAATCAGGGGCGTTGTGGAAAAACTGGCTTTCGTCATAATTGCTTTGATGATGACCCATGCCAATAAAAATATCCTTGATCGCCCCCGTGGGGCAGGTGTTCTCAAGCTCGATTCGCAGCGGCGCAGGCAGGGGTGAGGTCAGGCTGGCAGGTTTGATATAAACGGAATTGCCATGTGCGCTGTGATAATCGGTGTGATTATAAAGCGTCACCCCGCCAAGGACATCCTCACCAAAGCGGCCGCAAAGGGGCACCTCAACCTGGGGTCCATCAAAATAATTGTGGCGCGTGTAATGAAGTTCGAGGACAAGCGAACCCCTCGCGTGGGTTTTATAGCCCGTCGGATGGCTGACGAGGGAGAGATTCGAAATTTCAACTGAATAATTAGGTCCAGCAGGTTCTGGCTGGAAGCGCAGGTACAAAGGACTCGGAACAGCTTTTTGCTCGTATAACCCGGCCTTATCAATCAGCTTTTCAAGGCTTGCCACGGCGCTCGAAATTTGCGAGGGTGTCCCCCTGAGGGTGACCTCAATTTTTTCAGCGAGCTTGGTTTCCGGGGTATCAGAAAAGCATGGAAGGGCGTGGTAGAAAGGCGCTGCCGCCGACTGTCCTTCCAGGACGATAAAGTTTGAACCATCTCCAATGGCGATCTGGTTCACAGGAAAGTCCTCCCTTCATCCCAATCCCAGGGAGAATAAGGATGATCAGTTGATTCCTGGAAACGACGCAGCCGGATCCGGGTCAGGGTAGATTGAAATTCTGCCATCGCCGCTTCCGCCCAACGTATCAAGGCTTCATGGTTGAAATCTTCAGGAGTCGCTTCTTCAAAACGCCCAAAAATGCGGAAGCGCGCAGCATGAGCCACGCCGCCAATGACAAGGGCATGCACATCGGCATCTTCCAGCGTGGTGCTGATTGCCCCGTCCAAGCCGCTCAGGGTGACCGCTGCGCCGTAGGTGCTGGCAATTTCAGCCAATGCAGCCCTGATGGCTTCTTCAAGCGCATCTGATGACCAGACGAGGCTGGAAAGCTCCGAGAGCTGGATTTCAAGCTGTATTTTGACACTTGTCAGGCTGGCAGGCATCTTATGGGCTCACTTTCTTTGAATCGGATGGGGATTTTTGAGGGCGCCCTCGCTTTGTCGGCGGTTTGGCTGCCGGTTTTGGATCGGGTTTGATCTTTTCCCGCGCCGCCTGGACCTGGTCAGCGGTAAAGATAAATTTCTGTCCTGTGGGCGCGATGACGGCGAGAGTACCGTTGGGATAGACTTTGTAATCGAGGGGTTCGCCGTTGACGAGGGATGCGGCGATTTTTGCGATGTCTGTTTGTGAATGCATGATAATCCTTTGTTTGTAGTTTGCAGCTGATAGATCGGTGCCCCCTCACCCCTGCCCTCTCCCCCGGTTTAATCCGGTGGAGAGGGTGAAAGATGTTGGGCAAAGGTGCGGTTATTGGACTTTTTTAGTGATGATCGACCTGCTCAGCCCGTCTTCGATGCCGGTGCCCATGATGTAGGCAACAAGCACGTACACGATGTTTGTGAGCTCTTCCTCGGCCAGGGGAAAATCTGGTTTCCAGGCTTTGAGGGTGAGCAGAAGCAACCCGATCAGGGTTGCCCAAAATTTACGGGATGCTAAGAGTAGTTTTAATTTTTGCATGATGTGTACCTTTCGATTAGATGCGGAGCAGGTAGGAAACCTGGGCTCCGAATAGTGTGATTACTGATAAGTTGGTGCCATTGATGGCGAAGCCAAATGAATAGATGGTGTCCTCCAGGAAAAACGGGGGGGCAGTGAAGGTGAGAGACATCTTGTGGTCACCGATACCCCCTGAAGTTAAGGGGGCTGAGTGGGCAGCATCTGTGATGACATCATCGTAAACCACAGCTGAAACGGGGGAACCATCATCAGCGAGGGTGGTTTTAAAGCAAGCTGGCGAAAGCATGTCACAATCGGCGGCAGCGATTTTGAACCAGAGATCCAAGCTGAGGATTTTGGCGCCCTGGGTTTTGATGGGTGAGGACATGAGGGAAACCGGTACGTAAACCTGAATATCGGCTGCGGCTGCTGCACGTTCTAAACAGAGAACATTGCTGACGAGCTTTGGGGTCCAGGTACCTGTGCCGGTTTTGACAAAATCGGTAGCAGGTATGAACTGTGAGAGTTGGGAGATATTGACATAACCCATGATTTTAATCCTTTCTATAAGCGAAGTTGGCTCGAGCGAGCGCCTAAGACCCCCCCCAAGGGGGGCTTAGGCGAAACGAACGAGAGACAAACGGAGCGAAATTAGACAACATTAGATTTGTGCAGCGGGCGGAAGTCGTTAACCCAGACTGCGAGGAAGTGGCGGACTTTAAGCCGATGCTCGTCGTTCATGAAAACGGCCGGCGAGAGCTCGTCGCCTGCAACATAGATTTCGGGCATGATGCCAAAGCGTTCACCAACGTAGATTGATGGTGCGATTACAGGGTCACAGACTGCAGCCCAATCGTTTGCGTCGGTCCACTCGGGCACGGTGATGGGAACTGCCGACCCCTTGAGCACGTTGTCATAAACGTAGGTAGCTTCTCGAACAAATGTCCCATTGAGGAGCTGCCAGGCGGTGTTCTGGAGGGCTCGAGGAACCAATAGGAATTTGGGGTTGATTGCCATCTTTGGACCGGTGCCGTAGAGACCTACTGCGTTTTTGATGAGCATTGGCTGATTGTAAACAGCAGCGCAAGCGGCGTCCCAGGCGGTGATATCCAGCGCTGAGGTGAGGAGGTTAGCGTGGCCACCCGCGGTGGTGACTGCGGTGGCATTGAAGAGGGCGCCTGTGTCGGCCATGGTGGGGCCTATGCCGGCGTTAGCGGTGAAAATGTCGGAGACAAGCTGCGAGATTTTGCGGAGACCAGCGGAGCCGAGCTCGCGGGCGTAGGCTTTGAGTTTGCGGGTTTCGTCGCGGTCAATCAGCTCGAGGGTGAGCGGTATGTAGCCGCCGTACTTGGTGAAGCTGGCGGTTTCAGGGCTGTCACCTATCTCGAGTTCGGTGTATTCTGCGCCTTCTGCGACGGTTGGGAGGGTGCCGACGGTGCCAACAAGCGTACCGGTGATATCGTGCAGCGTGCCGAAGTGTTCTTGCACGGAAATTTGTTTCCACCAGTCGTAGCCTGCTCTTCCGAGTTGTTCCCATGTGTTCACCACGATTTTATTTAGCGAGTTTTTGATGAGACCTGTGAAGTCTGCTGTGGTGGCAAGCTGGACCCGATCGGGGTGGTAGCCACCGTGTAAGTCCTGGTCACCAGTGAGCATAAGATAAAGCTCACGGATGCCCGAAAGACGGGCAGTCTTGAGGGCCTGAGAACCTTCTTCACGTGGTGCACCAAAGAGATCGTCAACGGCTGCTTGGAGCTTGTCGCCCTCGTTGTACATGGCGCTGATGCGCCCCGGGCCACTAACAGCGGATTGGGCTGTTAGGTCCGACAGCATTTGTCGGCTATCTTGGATCACCTCCTGAAGCTCGGATGCTTCAAAGATTTTGTCTTTGAATTGCTTACGGATGCGCTCTTGAATGGGCGCCGGCAGCTTAGAAGCTGAGAGACCACTCTCGAGCAAGTAGCTGCACATTTGGACCCGTGTTTCTTCGGCTTGTTTTAAAGCCTGGTCAAGTTTCTGCTGGCGCTCTTGCTCATTGAGCAGTTCACGCATAGCAGCCTGATCAGCTTGCAGTTTTGCCAAAACTGGCTCTTCTGCTGGCTGTTCAGGTGGGGTTTTAATTTCTTCTGGTTTAGGCATTGGTGTTGTCCCTTCAGATTGTTGTTGGTTTAGAGCTCTTAAAAATGCTCCGCCCCTGGCTGGATCGTAAACCAAATCTAACGAGATCACTCGCAAGATTTCTTTGACTTTGGTACCAGTGGCTTTGAAGAGGATATCGGCGGAAAAACCCACCCTTGGTGGGTTTTTTTCTGACAGCACTTCTTGACCAAAGTCAGTGAGTAGCTGACCACCTGGCCCGAAGGCTTTGAGGGTGGCCTTGACGCCTTGAGCGTCAGCGTCCCAAATGGGATCGATTACTTGACCAGCGAGGTCTCGAACGGAGCGAGAGAGCCAAGCGTGATCAATAAAACAGTGGGCACCTTCCCACAGCTGGAGGGATGCTTCTAAGACGTCAGCGGGGAATTCCCAGCCGTTACCTTCGCCTGCGGTGATACACAGGATTTCAAAGGTGCCCTGCTTGTTAGCCTGACCGGATGCAGTCAGGCGGGTCTGATGTTCGGTGATGTATTCGGGTTTAGGTTCTGGCATAGATTAGTCCTTTGTTAGTTGAAAGCTAAAAGGGGCTCGAGCGAGCGACTAAGACCCCCCCCAAGGGGGGCTTAGGCGAAACGAGCGAGAGACCCCTAAATATGGAAAAAAAAGTATTGATCAACGGAATTATTGCCATATATGGGGGTTACCTTTCTACGGTAGTACGGTCTTTTTTGGTGATCCGCTGCCCGTGTCAACGGGCTCTTTGGTGACCGGCTGAATGGGATCTTTTGTTGCTCTTAAGTCGATGCCTGTTCCTCCTGCTAAAAGTTCATCTATGTCGGCGTTCTCGCCTGCGAACCTATAGGCTACACGGAGTAATTCACGATCCGAAATTAGGCCCATGTCTTTGAGTCTTTCGAGGGCGTTCATAATGTTGACGGTTGCTATGGAGTGAGCGACATTGTCGCGAGCGGATATATCGGACCCGGAAATTTCAATTTCAGCGTTAGCTGAAATTGTGGGATCGACCATGGCACGGCGCGAGATTATGACTTGCAGCAGGTCTTTTAGCAGCCACATGAAATATTGCTGGCGCTGTTCAAACCTGCGGAAAGTTGGACCGCCGGCGCTCTCTGCGGTGGTGCGGTTAGACCCTTCGGGCTCTGCGAGGAAGTGCAGCGGTAACCCGACACCGGATGCAATAAGTTTTTTGATTGCGAGACCGTCCTGGTTGGCGTCAAGGGCTTCAAGTTTTGGGGTGATGACTGACCAGGTTTCTGACTGGTCACAAACCAAAATGGACCCTGACGAGGGTGGGTTGGCGGCAAGCTCTGCTTGCCTGGCTTTTCTGGCTGCTTCACTGGCGAAATTGCCTGTAACCACGTACATGAAAGCATTTCTAAAGCGGTTGAGCCTGACCCGATCTTCGAGCCATGCGGAGTACCTGCGCAGCCAGGGCAGCAGGGGGGCAAGGTCTGGCTCCCCCCATTGAGCGCCTGCTGGTCGGTTGATGGCGTAGTGGAGGACCACAGGAGCAAAACCACCGGAGGTGGTTTGTGCGTCGGTGGTGTGGTTATAGGCGGGGTAGGTGTTGGATTTTAAGTTCTCGTCCTCTTTG